CGTGGTCTGGAGGCGTTACGGCAGATCGAGGAGGTCCAGCATGACGAGACAGTACGAAGCGCGGTGGAGACGGTGGCGACTGATGTGGCCGATGATGACCTGGATGATCTTGTGTCTCGCGCTAACCGGATCGTCCGGAGCGTGGGGGCAGGTGCGGGTAGCCAGTGACGGCAACATCGTCATGACCTCCGCCGACCTCCGGGGGTTGCTGTTGGCCGCCGAAACTGCACGTGCCGAGGCGGACGCCCTTCGAGAGGTCATCTCTGCGGAACGTGGCACGGCGCGAGGCTGTTCCCTCCGGGCGGAAGCGCTGGCTGCTGCCATCGAGGCGGAGCGCGCCAGCTGGAGAGAGCTGGAGGCCGCCATGAATGCTGATCTCCGGAAGGCACGTAGGGAGAAAGTGTCATGGGGCATCACGGGCTTGGCGTTCGGCATCATTGCCGGAGCACTGGTACAATAGGAGGGGATAGCCGTGCATAACGGGGAACCGTGTTCCAGCTATGACGCAATTTGCGCCGTTCTGACGTCGATCCGTGAAGACGCCCGGGAAATGCGCGACGAGGTAAGAAACGTCCACTCCATTTCAGAGAGCGCAACCAGGACACTGGAGCGGCACATCGAACGACAGGATGCGCTGGAGGCGGCGATGGCAGAAAGTTTGAAAGACTTGCGGCAAGAATTCAGGGAATACCGCCAGGAGCATGAGACCATTGTGGAGGAGCTCCAGCGCCATGCGGAACTGCTGGAACAGGTTGACACAAACGCCAGAGCCGTCACGGACGGCGGCCTCACTGCGGCACTGGAGAAGGCACTTCCGGCTGTACTGGGTGCGCTGGGCGTCCGAGAGCAGGCGCGATGCAACATGTGGCAGGCAATAGTCGTTGGGGGCATTGGCGCAGCAGCGGGGGTCATCGGAACATGGCTGAGCCTCGGGAGGTAAGGCGCTACGAGCGCCTTTGGAATCCGTTGCTGGCGCGTGTTCGGAGCGGGGAAATCTCGCTGGAGACCGCGATCCCAGTATTGGCCATGGGAGACGTGTCCGCCATGCCTGACCTGGCGAGCCCACGGGACGGGTTGGAGCGTCTCCAAGAGGTTCTGGAGGTGCTCCGCGACCAGGTGCGTGCGGACGCACGCCCGGATGTGCTGCTGGTGTGGGGACTGCATCTGGCGAGCCTGGCCATGCGATTTTCTGCGGAGTTCGGCGGGCCGGGAGGTGTCGTGAATGAGCGAAAATGAGGGGCGGACTCGGTGTGAGGTGTACTCTCGCGTGGTGGGCTTCCTTTCTCCCGTGTCCCAATGGAACAAGGGGAAACGCGCGGAGTGGGGAGATCGGACCACGTGGGACGGGAACGGAGAAGCCGTGAGAAGCCAGCCGTCAAGGAATCCTTGACAGTTGACAACCAGCAGTTGACAACTGCCGAGGATTCCTCGGTAGTTGACGCAAAGAACGAGGGGGCCGGTTAGGCCCCCTCCACATTCCATACCCTTCCAAAGATTCCCTTTATTCCGGCGGAGGCCCCTGAAAGGGTGCCTCTTTTTTCTTTCTCTGCTCCGCGATTCGCGCGGAGACGGAGCCCGCCTCCACCTGCCAGTCCCATCCGAACCGTATACCTCGAATGATGCCGTCTTGTAGCATCTTCCGGACCCGGGTGGGGGAAACTCCGATTTTTTGTTCCATGGCTTTTCGCCTTTTCTCCACGCTCTCCGCGTCGATCTGCCAGTCCCTGCCCCACTTCTCCGCTTGGAGCATCCCCGCCTTGATGAGCGCCCGCACCCTCTGGGGGGTGACCCCCAGAAGGGCGGCGGCTTGCTTGACGGTGATATTAGTCAAGGTTGTCAACCCCTTCCGCCAGTATAAGCGCTTCCCCGTCGCTTCCCTTGTAGGGGAGGAGGATTCCAGTGTACCGGTGCTCCTCGCGCCCCTCAAACCAAACCACCGACCCGACCTCTTCCGCTCCGTCGATCTTGGCGAGAGACAGCCCGCGCTCGCTGATCCCGTCGCGGTAGTTGTTGGATATCCCGCCGTCAGGGGCCTTGCCGTATCGGATGCCGCTGACTACCGGAGCATCCTGCAGGCTGATCCCGCACCGCCCGAGGTCAAGGGCGACTGAGAGGGTGGGGGTGTAGTAGTCCCAAAAGCTCTGGGGATCGTTGAGTCCTTCGAGGTTTGCCTTTCTGATTTCGTCTGTTGTGACTTTTTTCATTTGATTTCCCCTCCCTCCTCCTCCGTCATAGTCTCCGAACTACAGATCGTCATCGCGTCCATCTGTCTCTCCTCCTCTTTGGTCCGGGGCGCTGCCCCGTGATGCACCAATAATACCACGGGCACTAAGTAATGTCAATACCCTAGATGCACAAGTTGCGTCTAGTCGATGACATCATGCGGCGCATCCGGTTGAGCCCTGCTCTCGGCACTTGACACCAGGTGTACTACTTGACATCAGGTGCACGAGTGGTATAATCGCATTAGTGGCCGCCATGAGCGGCCGGGGGAGGCGGGTGTGTAGAAATGAAAAAAAAAATAATTGGAGAAAAAGACGTCGTCCTTGCTGTGCGGGTTGTGGTCCCCGAAGAGGAGGCGCGCCGGCTAAAAGCCGTGCTGGCGCTTGAGGGGCGCACGCTCCGCGCGTTTGTGACAGAGAAAATTCATGAGTATGTCCTCCTGAACGGGAGGCGGCCATGAGCGGGCAGCAACTCATGGCCCTATCCATCCGCCAGCCGTACGCACAGCTGGTGGCTGGCGGCACCAAAACGGTGGAGGTCCGTTCGTGGCGCACCGACTACCGAGGAGAGCTCCTGGTCTGCGCGGGGGCTGCATGGGCTGACACAGATGACGCCGCCGACGTGTGGAGCCGGCATCTAGACGAGATCGATGTCCTTCTGGAGGCGTTCCCGTTGGGCGTTGCCGTGGGGCGCGTCGACCTGGTCGACATTGTCCCCATGGAGCCGTCCCTCCTGGAGGCCGCGTCGATGGGCGAGATGCCCGAGGGGCGTACGTGGGCGTGGAAAATCGCGAACGCCAGGGAGTTCCCCCCCGAGGAGCGCTTCCCCGTGAAGGGGAGGTTGCGCCTGTTCCCCGTGGACGCGCCGAAATAATGGAATTGGCAGTAGCAGTGCCACGTTTTTATGGGTATTTTTGTTATCATCGCGACGACGCGCCGGAACGCGAGCGCTCCGGGCGCTAGGCGCGATGATAATGCAGTTTCTGTTACGGGTGGGGCGGGCATTCTTCACACAAATACAACATTTTAGAGAATCGCGCCGCCCCCGATGAGAGCAGGGCCCCCACGCAGGGGGGCCTTTTTTATTGCTCGGGAAGGAGGGATGTGCCATGGCAGATAATCTTGCGCGGCAAATTGAGCGGAGGCTGGGCATCACGAGGAACACTGGCGGTGGACGCTCCGCGTCTCGAAGAGCTAACAAAAAGATTGCCACAGCGATGCGCCGCAAATCGCGCGGCGGGAAGGGCGGCTAGGCTAGGTGATTTCAACGGCGTTGTACGATACTGTGCGTACGGCGTCCATGATGACGGACAGAGTCCTTGTTGGCCTCTCTGGCGGCAAGGACTCTGTCGTTACCCTGGACATATGCGCGCGCTTTTTCCGCCACGTTCAACCATTTTTCCTCTACCTGGTGCCCGGCCTGGAGTTCCAGGAACGGACGTTACGGTACTACGAAAAACGCTTTGGCGTTGAAATCGTCAGGGCTCCCCATTTCATGCTGTCGGAGTTCCTGCGCTACGGGGTGTTCCGGATGCATGACACAAGCGTCCCTATTGTCTCGACGCGGGAAACGTACGACTGGCTGCGGGAGAAAACGGGAATCTACTGGATCGCCTGCGGGGAGCGAGTCACGGATTCAATTATCCGCCGGGCGATGATTAAAAAATCTGGCTCCATTGATGCGAAGCGGGGGAGAATCTACCCCATTGCGTACTGGAACAAGGGCGAGGTTATCCAACACCTGAAGGCCAGGAAACTGCCACTGAGTGAGGAGAACAGGGCACTGGGCTTCTCGTTCCGCTCCCTGGCCCCGGACAACCTAATACCGATAAAAACACTCTACCCAGAGGACTACGCCCGGATGGTGGCGTGGTTTCCGCTCCTAGAGGCGTCCATAAAACAACACGAGTTCTTCGGGGAGGTCCGTCATGGCGAAGGCGAAGAGTAGTGGCGGACTGTCTCGGTTCCAAAAATTCGAGACCGAGACAATCCACCGTAGGGAAATCCACGGAGCCCCCTATAATCCACGCTTCATTGACGAGAACGCGAAGGCCCGCCTGGTCAAGGGATTGAAAAAGCACGGGCTAGTGGAGGCTTTGGTGTGGAACCGAAGGAGTGGTGTTCTCGTTGGAGGACACCAACGCCTTGCGGCGCTGGACGCTCTAGAGGGCACCGACGACTACGAGCTCACGGTAGCCGTGATCGACGTGGATGACCGCGAGGAGAAGGCCCTAAACGTCCAGCTCAACAATCCCTCCATGCAGGGGGAGTGGGATCTGGATAGGTTGGCGGCCATGTCGACGGAATTTGGGCTTGACATGGAGCAGGACCTTGGGTTTACGGAGTTCGACGTCGCCACCCTGTTCGGTGGGGACGACCGATTTACTGCACTATTCGACGACACCTCCGACGTGACAGCGGCAAAGGGCACTCTTGGAGAGATCAAGCGGGATCGCGCCGCCATGACGGAGAAAATGAAGGAGGAACAATCGGCGGATTTCATTTTCACCGTTGTGTGCGAATCCCAAGAGGACAAAGACGCCATGCTGCGGAAAATGGGGGTGCCGATAACTGAGGTTTTTGTGTCCTCGACGGCTGTTAGGCGTCTGGAGAAAGGGAAAAACCCCAGCGTATAAATGAGGGCAAAAGGGGGTAACGCCCCATGGCACACGTTGAAAACGATGTACAAACACTACCGCGACGACCACTCAACCACAACTTCCACGCTATAAAGAAGGTGACGCCTTGAACGTGGTTCAAAAGTCAATAGATGAACTTATTCCATAATCCAGAAGCGCGGCAGAGGTTAACGGTTCCAATTCTCCCGTTTAGCAAAATAGAGGAAATGGGAGCTGGTATGTATAAAGGGCGTCCGAAAAAGCACGAGCCGGGGTACCACCCCGGAAGTGGGCGGGGCGGTACCGACCCGGACGCTCCAATTATTGAAGAAAGCGAGGTGACAACCCATGCCGAACGCGCCGCATATCCCGACTGAGAAGAGCCGCGCCGAAGTGCTGGCGCTGGCCGGGTTCGGGACCCGGCACGATGATATAGCCACCTACATAGGCATAACGAAAAAGACACTGTACAAGAATTACCGCGAGGAGCTAGATACCGGAGCGATCAAGGCGAACAGCGCCGTGGCGAAGACGCTTTACAAGCTCGCGATTGACGGCGATTCTCGAAGCTGTATGTTCTGGCTCAAGACTCGAGCCGGATGGAGAGAGACAGACCGCCACGAGATTACTGGAGCGGAAGGCGCGCCGCTCATTCCGGTCATTCAGGTGGTGTTCGACGATGAACCGGACGAGGAAGAAGCGACAGATTAAATTCCCTCCTCCCTTCCGACCGCTCTTCCGTCCCGCCCGCTACAAGGTCTACTACGGCGGACGCGGAGGCGGGAAGTCTTGGACGGTCGCCCGCGCACTCTTGATCAAGGGGCTTGAAGGCAAGGTGCGCGTACTGTGCGCCCGCGAGTTTCAAACCTCCATCGCCGACAGCGTACACAAGCTCCTGAGCGAGCAGATAGAGGCGCTCGGGCTTACCCCGTACTACGAAGTCCAGAAGACGCGGATTATCGGTCTGAACGGTACGGAGTTCATCTTCAAGGGAATCCGCCATAATGTGCAGGAGATCAAGAGCACTGAGGGCGTCGATTATTGCTGGATAGAAGAGGCGCAATCCGTCAGCGAAGAATCATGGGGAGTCTTAATCCCGACAATTCGACAAGAAGGCTCCGAAATCTGGATGACGTTCAATCCGCAGGACGACGACGACCCGACCTATCGCAAGTTCGTATTGAATCCGCCTCCAGGTGCAATCGTCCGTAAAGTCTCATGGCGCGATAACCCGCACTTCCCGCAGGTGCTACGCGACGAGATGGAGTACTTGCAGCGTGTCGACCCGGACGCATACGCGCATGTCTGGGAGGGCGAGACGCGCACTATTTCCGACGCGGTTATCCTTCGTGGGAAGGTGGAGGTCAGACCGTTCGAGACTCCTCCGGTAGAGCGCTTCTACTTCGGTGCGGACTGGGGATTTTCGCAAGACCCGACCGTCTTAATCCGCTGTTTCGTGATCGACCGCACGCTTTACATCGACCACGAGGCCTACTCCATCGGCTGCGACATCGACAAAACGCCTGCGCTCTTCGACCGCGTACCCGAGTCTCGCAAATGGCCGATATACGCCGACAGCGCACGACCGGAAACAATTTCCTACATGCGCCGGGCCGGGTTCAACATCAGCGCCGCCGAGAAGTGGTCCGGCAGCGTTGAGGACGGAATAGCTTTCCTCCGCTCGTTCGAGTGCATCGTCATTCACGAGCGATGTAAGCACGCCGCCGAAGAAGCGCGGCTGTACAAGTACAAGGTCGATACTCGGACAGGGGAGGTACTCCCGGTGATCGTCGACGCAAACAATCACGTGATAGACGCACTGAGATACGCCATATCAAAACTTGTGCGCAATCCGCGACGCCCCATGTCCATCAATTCTTTCTCAGGGGAGGTGATGCAGTGAATGAAGTAATGCAAACGAGCCTTG